CCACGGTATGACCAAATCCGACATTCTGATTGCAAGCGACTCCAAAGCACCGCCCAACTGCTCGACCTTGGATTGCAAATTGTCTTGCATTATCTCTGCCGTGCGCTGCGCTTCACCGCTGCAATTCTTCATTTCCTCGCTAAGTGCCGCATATTCTTCTTCGCTTAAATTTAACAGCGCAAGCATACCAGACTGACCATTTGCACCAGCAATCGTCGCTGCATAATAAGCCTTTTGCTCGTCGGTAAGCCCGCTAAAGGACTTGCGCAATATTCCAACGATTTCGTCAAGTGACTTGAAGGAACCATCATCATTCGTGATTTTAATTCCAAGCTCGTCCATTGCCTGTGCCACTTGGTCACTAGGCTTTACAAGGTTGGTAAGCATGCGCCTAAGCGAAGTGCCAGCCTGAGAACCCTTGATTCCAGCCATGGACATTGCCGTTGTAGCCGTCGTAACGTCCTCAATGCTCAAGCCCATGGACTGTGCCATAGGAGCAACGTACTTAAACGTCTCTCCCAAGTCCTTAATGTCGATGGTGCCAGCGTTAGCAGCATGTGCCAGAAGGTCAGCAATCCTAGTGGAATCCTTCGCTTCCAAACCAAAGCCCGTCACGGCATCCGCGCAAATCGTCGCAACGCTCGCAAGGCCCTCGCCAGATGCAGCAGCAGCATCCAAGACACCGCCCATGCCGTCTATGATTTGGCTAGAATCCCAACCAGCCTTAGCCATTTCGGTCATTGCGTCCGCGACCTCGCCAGACGAAAAGGCGGTCTTTGCACCCAAGTCAATCGCAGTGTCACGCAAGCGCTGGAATTCGCTACTTGTCTTGTCCGTGATTTGAAGGACACCAGCGACCTGCGACATACCAGCTTCAAAGTCAGAACCCACTTTAAGGCCAGCGGCACCAGCGGCCACCAAAGGCACCGTGAAGGTTCTCGCCATGGTCGAACCAGCGGATTCAAGCGTCTTTCCAGCGCTCGTCATTTTGTCGGAAAAGCTTTTCTCCGTGGCACTCGCCGTGGTATCCGCTTCCCTGCGTGCCTTTTCCATACCGCTAACAAAGTCTGAGATATCAATTTCCAGATACCCCTTAGCGGTACCCATATCAACTGCCATGCTCTAATATTCACCTCCCCAAAGGCTAAAGTTTGCGTTCTATTTGCTTAGCAAGCTCTGAGAAGCTGGAATAGTGCATGCCAGTCTCGCTTTCCTTTCTCTTGAATTTAGGTTCTTCTTTATTAGATATTTTCGCTTGGATGAACCCACACGCTTCATCGAAACAAAAAGCCGTGTACTCATCCGATATAAACAACAAAGTGCTTGGCCTGACGTTATACATTTGCGCCAAACCAAGCACGTTTAGAATTCTCTCACTCGCTACGAAAGGACTTCAAATCCTCTATGCCGCCCTGAGTGTAGTTGAACAGGAACATAAGCTGTTGGTCAGTGAACATAAGGCCAGTGCTGATAACCTCGTCATACGTAGGCTCAAGAAGCGTGGCCTTAGCCATTTCGATACAGACACCATACACGCTGGAAAGCATGGATTCGTTGTCGTTGTCCAGCTCGTCACCGCCACCACTGAAAAGGCTGTTTGCGGTACCAAGAAGGGCATTGGGAATCTTGCCCTCAGATGCAAGCTTTAGCATTGAAGGTCTGCGTAGGCGTGCGTAAAAAGGTTGCCCATCCCCGAAATCGGGAAGCTGAACCACAACACCATCGGCATAGCCCATGAGCACCTTGAGTGGCGTGGGCTGCATTCCCGGTTGCTGTGCCTGTGGTGCGCTAGGTGGATACATGTCAGCCATGATTTGAAATCCTTTCTCAAATTAAATTTAATCGCAAATATTAGCCGCTACTTTTGTTCCTAACCGTCGTTGTCGGTGCTGGAACTCGAAGAACTGTTGGTGGTAGCCGGGTCAGTCAGAGTGGGAAGCGTGGACACGTAGGAAACCGCGTAAGGAGCTTCGCCAGTGTTGGGCATGGAGTTAATCACGTACTCGGGAGCACGGAAAGCGCCATCCTCAGAGTTGAACGCAATCGGGTCACCCTGACAATTCGGGAACGCCGTCTTTTCGTACTGAACGATGGTGCCAGCCGCATTGTACTGAGCGGAATAGGCGTTCAGCGTAAACTTTGTACCCTTATCGTCAGAACCAGCAACAGGCGGGGTGTAACCAGTAAGAGCACCAGTAGTGCCATCATAGGTAATCGTACCGCCCTGTAGAATCTTGACCAGCTCGGGATTGAAAACGTTGTCATGCAACGTAATCTGAACGCCCGTGATGGTTGCTTCCTTGGGCTTCTGCGCACGCAACTTGCCCTTCACAACAAGGCGTACCGCATCCTGTTCCTCAACCTGAACCTCAGTCTCGATTTGGTTTGCAGTATCGAAACCAAATTCATAAGTTACCGGGTTAGTACCAGAGTTATCGACCACCTCAATCGTCACTAGGGCAACGTCGATAGTCGGAATCTCGTTCTTAGACTTGTAAACCGTGCTAGGCATACAAACCCCCAATCCTAATAATTGTTGAACTTACGATGGTTGGTGTAGCTCGCCGTGACGTAATGCGCCCTGAAATCCTCGTCAAACATGCTCGTGCTTACGTTCCTATCGTCGGTAACCATGGGATACAGCTCTTTCATGTAATCCCTGACCTGAACAACGTAAGGCTCAAGCTTTGAATATTGGGACTCAGGCACACAGATAACCAACTCATAGCTATAATCGTCTGTCGAATATTCCGTGTGCTGCATCACGCCTGACATACGAACGATAACCAAAGGCTCCGTTACCATACCAACCTTTGTCGTTGGGGACTTTACATTTACGCCCTTTGATTTCAGCAGCGAAAATATATCGCCCCACCTACTCTCTGTAGGCTCGAATGTGCTTGGGTCAATGGGCATAAAATCACATCCTACGACCAATTGCATTGAACAAGCCTTGCATGCCGTGCATTACCTTTGATTCCCATTTCTTCAACGTCGGCATGACAATTGCAAATCGCTTGCCGTGCGAATACTCCAAATATTTCCCGTACCACACGCCATGTGCCAAAGTTAGGCGAATCGTGTTTGAGTCTGGTTGGGATACGACCGTGTTCAGCGTTGCCTTAGCCATTCCAGTTCGGTCAGTCCATGGCCTGTTCTTCTGCGCATCGGCCCGTATCTCGATACCATATGTTGTCATTTTGGCAACGCAAGCAGCCGCCACACGCGCTGCGAACGTAACTAAATTCTTCTCCAATTCAGAGCCGTGGTAGTTGGACTCATAGCGATATCTGCTGCCCATCGTCAAGCCTTTCTAAGCTGATTTCAGCGTAGATGCCCCACTCTTGGACATTTACCCATCCCAACACTTTGAAGCCCTCAGAAAGCCTTACAACGTCTCCTATGGCTATCCCTAGGGCTTCCACATCCTCATACCTAGCAAGCAACAGTGGGTCTTTCGTCTTGCGAACGACCATGGACTCATTAGCCACTCTCTCAAGCCTTGTTGACCTGTAGCCGCTCACCTCATGATAGATGCAGCGAAGGGAACCAACCAAGGAAGGTTCAGAATCCGTGATTGGTTCCCCATAATCATTAGTGCCGTGACGGTAGAATTCCACGTCTATACCGCTGTGCTCCAACTCACGGTTCAGTTTGTATTTCTCAAACCGCAAGTTAATCACTCGGCAACACCCCCGAATTGTAAACACGATAGGTGGATGCCAAACGCCTGAAATAGGCACTCGTGTCACTGGTCTTAAGGCCAGTCACCTCTATGGTCGAATCCTCAGCCTTGAGTAGTAGAAGCTCGTAGATGGTGGCACGCACGTCCTTGTTGTTCTTGAAGTAATAATATGCGATATCCTGATTGGTGAAATAGGGGCAAATGTTTTCCCGCACCTCACGCTTAATCTGGTTAAGCACATCATACGTCATTCCCTGTGGTAGGTCAGACGGTTTACCGACAACCAGCAAGTCATTCCAGTTGTTGTAATCGTCAATGTTCCCGGCCATACGTACCACCTCCTTTAAATTTAATCAACGTCCCACTCATCATCGGAACCGCCCTCACCCTCAACGTCAAGGGAATCACGCTCGTCCCAATAACTGCGGATACGCGCCTTGCGCTCTCTCAGATTCCTCGTACCACCAAGGTCAATGTCCTTGATAGTGGCGTAACGCGAAACCTCATCCTTATTCCATTGTGAAATTGGCTTTTCCTCTAGCTCGCTTGCGAAAATCTCATCTTCCGTCAATGCGGACTGGAAAGAATCACCATCCTCATTCTCGAAATACGGATAGAAGCCCTGACGCTTAAAGATAGTCTCGAAAGCACCATTGGTAACTGTGATTCGGTTAACGCCGTTGGTAATCTCAATCATTTCCTGCCCTCCTTTCGACCTTCCGTAAGCCGACAGACAAAGCCTAGGCTAAGCAGACTTGATAACGTCCAGAATGTAAATCTGGTCTGCCATTTCAAAGGAAGGTAGGCAAATCATGGAAACGATAGTCTCAACGTTAACCGGGTCAACCTTCTGTGCCGTGGTAACAGCAACGCCAGTGTCCGTGATGGACACATTAGCAGCGGAACCGCTCATAAGGTCAGACTCAGCGGGAGTGGTGCCAAACCAAGTCTTGCCAAGAGCACCAGAGGGGAACAGCACGAAAGTATCATCGGGAACATACTTCACAGTGCTACCGCTCTCGTCCTTGTAACGCTTGTCATAAACGACAACCTCAATGTCCAGCTCATCCTTGATGAACGTGCGAAGGGCATTGTCGGAAACCGCACCAGCGCCATTGGTAAGCACGAAAATAGCCTTCTTGACGCTCTCGTTGTTACGCAGGTAACGCCAAGTCTTGCCAGTGCAGACGGCACGTGTAATGACGGCACCCGTCTCGTCCTGAATAAGTTCCTTGGCAACACGGATATCCTCAAGCGGGTCAGCCGTGTTGGTGGAACTCCAAGACGTTGCAGCTTCGCCCTTGTGGTTTGCGGGAACCTGATAGTCATAGCTGAAAGCCTGACCATTGGAAGCCATGGAGATAACACCAGTGCAAAGCGCCATCATGCGCATGCGCTCACGTGCAGCAGCGGCACCACGCAGAAGGTTAGTCTCATCGTCAAAGATACGGTTCATGACCGAATCAATGTAAGCCTGATTTCCAGTCTCAAGAACGATGTTAAGCTCCTGCCGCATTTCCTCATCCACGTAGTAGGATTCCTTGAAATAAGGCATCTGAGCGGTAAGGCGCTCGAATCCGATACGGGGACGGGGAATTGCATGCACGTCGAATGCAGACGTGTTGAGGACAACAGGAAGCCCACGCGCACCCTTGAGCCACTTCAAATCAAGGCCACGCTTCTTGTCGGAAGGAAATAGTTCCTCGCCAAGATAGGGCTGCTCGTCCTGAGTAAGCACCTCCCAATATGCGGTAATCTCGGGAGCGGTAAGCAGGTCAAAAATAGTCATTATCATCTACCTCCGAAATCCTGATAAATTTAAATTAGCCCTTGATGAAGGACACGGCACCAACAGTGTTGACACCAAGAACGACCATGGCCTGAACAGCCGGGTCAAGACGGTTGTAATTGACGATGCCAAAGTACAGAGCGGTACCGTTCGCCTTGCCAGCGGTAACGTCCACGTCATGCAGCAGCACGGCATTGCCAGTGGTGCCAGCATCGGGAGTCTCGACCTTGGTAACGGAACCAATCGCACCAGTGGTGGAAGTCTTGGTTACGGTAGGGCCAGACGTATCGGAAACGTCCACGGTCTTTTGCGTGAAACCAATCTTGTCGGTCGCACCAGAGACAGCGGCAACGTTGTACTTGTCGGTGGTCACCATCTTAAGAAGCGAAGTAACCTGAGCAGCGGCATTGGCACCAGCGAACTTCTTAGCGTCCACGTCCTCAGCAGCCGCGCAAGTGTAATCCTCGCCCTCAATGGTAATCTTCTCGTCCGCTGCAAAGGCAGTGGTGATTTGCACGGTAAACACACCAAGGGTAGGCCCGACAGTGGCGGCAACGTCTGCCTGACGGTCAGAGAAGTCAACCACGATAGGGGTACCAGCCTTGGCAATCTTCTTGCCGTTTGCATCAGCGTTGGCTACAAGGCTCTGAGGAACGATGCAACCAATGGATGCCTGTAGCTCCACGTTCGCAAGAATCTGCGTGGGAGCACCGTAGGTGGTCTTAGTGATACCAGACTTGTTAAGCATATCGGATACCTCCAAAATTAAATTTAACTACGAACCAAAGTAGGAGCTTTTCTTAGTGGCTGGTTTGCGCAAACCCGCAAGACGCTTTCCAAGGCCCTCCGAATCATTGCCCTTTGTGCCGCCCTGCTGCTTGCTGGAAATCGTTGAGCCAGTCCCACGCTTGCCAGCGTTGTTTGAATCGTCCTCATCGGTTTCCTCAAACCAAATGCCGTACTTCGACTTAAGCTCATTGAGGATGCTATTGAAATCGTTGTTATCGTCGGTGTAACGCGCAAGAACCAAATCCACCGCATCATCGACGTACTGTGCTTTCACACCCGCTTTCATTGCATCCGCTTTCATTTCGGCAACACGCGCCCTCTGCTCTGCCGCCTTTACTGCCGCATCGTTTGCGGCATCGTTGCCAGAATCATCGTTAGCCGCGCTCTGAGCCGCCATGAAAGCCTTTACAAGGGCAATGGTGCTGGAATCATCGGGATTGATGCCAAGCTCGTTGAAAACAGCGTTACGGCCCTGCTGCTTCTCCTTAGCCATCATGCGCGAAACGTCCTCCTGAGAAAACGTCTTGCCGCCATTGCCCGAATCATTGTTACCAGAATTATTTCCCCCATTATTGGGGTTGTTCTGTCCCTGATTCTGGTTCTGGTTGCCGCCATCGTTCCCCGAATCGTTGCCGCCGTTGTTGCCCTCGTTCTGCTCATCCTCAAGCTTCTTATCGTCATTGTCGTTATTCTGGTTAGCCATTCTGATTCCTCCTAAAACAAAATCCATGCAAATATTTAAACAGTCTCATGGTAGACCAGACAATCCGTGATTGAACCATCTGACAATTCGGCATCTTCCACGGTAAAGACACCATGAAACTTGGCTTTCAGCCCATCAACGTGCTTACCCAAGCGCTCTTGCTTTTTGAATGCGCTCCTTACCGCATGTGCATAGTTTTGGCTGTTAGCGCCAATCTTGTGCATCTTGGCAATTCGCTTTCTCGCTTTTTCCACTTCCTTAGCAAGCCGAAAATATTTAGCGTCCTTGATGCAGACAATATCGACGTGCTTGCAACTAGGACACAGAAGGAAATCAATTACGTATTTCTTCCCCCGAAACTCGAAAGGCTGTGTCCTTATATCATCTGGCCCTGACAACTCGTGCTCGAAACCACAAGAATCACACTTAACCAACATTTCCGCACACCTTCCAACCTCGTGAAACCTCGTGCTCAATGTCGATAAATTCAATTTTCTTGCCCTCATAAGCCTTGACTAAATATTTTCTCTGCTTATTAAGCCGCCTTTGAGCACTGTTGTACACACCAGCTTGATTTTTCGTATAGTTACCACTCGCACGCAATGCCAGAAGCCTTTTAATTTTACCCAAATATTTAATGCTCTCCGCATCGTCTATCTGGCAAATGTTCCATGTACCGCAATTGTCGCATACGTACACAGTGAACAATAGCTTCTTGCCATTGCACATGCCCCAATGTTGGGCAACTTGGGTCACTACCACTTCGCTACCGCATCCGTCGCATCGTAGCTTTGCGCTGATTGGCATTCCCATTGATTTCAGCTCCTTTCGATTATAGCACTACTCACCATTGTAGTCCATGCAGGACTTGATGAAACTCCCAAGAATCCCCTTGATTTGCACTGGCACCGCCGAAACCCAACGGCCCGGTATGGAGTGAAGCCCGAACATAGCACCCGCAAGCATTCCGACCACAGAGCCATCGGCCTTGGTGTTCCTGCTGAGAATCACGGCATCGGGGAAAGCGTATGCGGTACGTGCCAAAGCAACCGACTCGTTCCACACATCACATAGCC